CTATAGCACAAATACAAAGCCTTTTCAAATAAATAATGGAGGTATAGTACAATGGTCCAGACACAGACCTGGCTTGACCAGGGTATCGCAGAGCTAATTCTGCTCTTGAGGGAAGAACCATCAAGCGGTATGGAGAGTATTGTTTGCCTAGAAATGGCAACACCCTGCACGGCGGCTGCGGCTTCAACCTTTGCTGACCCTGCTGACACGGCTATTCACCACACAGATTCAGGGCTTGAGCTTGGTCCCATAGATACTGTAGCTGGGGACACAGTAAATACGGCTGGAGACACGATTACCTTTGACCACGTTTTCACTGCAACAGGAACGAAGAATGTGGCTGGTATCCATGTCTGCAACAATGATGACGATGTAACCTTTATTGAGTGCTGCTTCAATGCGGTATTGGCTGTAGAGAACACGGACACTATTACCATTGACGGGCAGAGCACGATAGACCAGGCATAAAGGAGATTGATGCCTGAAATAAGTATAAGTACCATACTGGCTGGCAGAGAAGCTGTTTATGCCTATAGGTATGCCCATGCCCAATTGCACTCTAAGCCTTGGCACAGAGGCATACCTGAAGAGCATACTCCATTGCTGAACATTATGCTCAAGTCGTTTAAGGGGCTGGGTTTCAACGCCATTCAGGAGTTCTTTGATGCTAGTGAACTATTAAATATTCAGGAACTTGGGCTTGAGGGCAAAGACCTGACCGAGACTGATAGACAAACCCTTGAAGGAATGTGGCACTGATGTCAACTGAAATATTAAGACCAAATGCTACTGGGGATGAATGCAACATAAATAGCGAAGTTGGTGCAGCCTGCCCTAACCACTACCAGAATGTAAATGAGACTGATGCAGATGATGACACTACTATGGTTTACAATGATGGCGTTGACGCTTATCAAAGAGACCTTTATAATCTGCCAGCCTATTCGGGTAGCGGAACTATAAACAGAATTACGCTCTACTTTAGGGTTAGAGGTGGGAATCTCGTAGATGCTGTAAAGGGGGCAATAAAGTCCAACTCAACAGTTACTGAGACCGCAGAAAAATGCCCTAGAACTGATTTTGGGTTAAATACTTGGGGGACATATTCTCAGGTATGGACTACTAATCCTGCTACCAGTCTGGCTTGGACATGGGCTGATATTGCTGCCCTACAAATTGGAGTAGCTCTGAAAGACCCAGGCTCAGGCGAACAATATTGCACGCAAGTCTATGTTGAGGTTAATTATGCTGAGATCATAGACTATCCCATCAGTACCTCTCCAGGACTGACAGTCTCAACTATTATTGCAAGGCTATGGAATAGAACAATTGTTACCTCTCCGGAGTTAAGTGTCAATGCTGTGATTAACAAAGCGGCAGCCTGGGATAGAGCCACAAGCCCAGGGTTAACAGTCTCAACTATTATTGCAAGGCTATGGAATAGAACAATTGTTACCTCCCCGGAGTTAAGTGTCAATGCTGTGATTAACAAAGCGGTAGCCTGGTATAGAGCCACAAGCCCAGGGTTAACAGTCTCGGTTACTATCCTTAAGGGTTGGGGGAGGTCAATAGCAATTACCGCCAACCTCACGGTATCAACTACTATAGCCAAAATATTAGGATTTGCCAAGACGGTGACGAGCAACCTAACAACCTCGGCTACGGTTGACAGAATTGTTGCTTACGGGCGGGCGACTACACCTGGACTCACAGCATCGGTTACTATTAACAGGACTGTTGCTTACAGTAGGGCAATATCGGCAGGAATCACTGTAGCCGTGACTATAGCGAAATCGTGGGGCAGGACAATCATTACCTCTGCTGGTCTGACTGTTAGCACGACAATCAACAGAGTGGTTGCTTATGGTAAGGCAATATCGGCTGGACTCACTGTCTCTGCTACTATTGCAAAGTCATGGGGAATAACCATAACTACATCTACTTCATTAGCTGTTAGTGCCACGATAAACAGGACTCTTGCTTATGCACGGGTTATATCATCGGCTGGACTTTCCGCAGCCGTGACTATAGTCAAGGGTTATGGTCGTGCCATAACCACAACCGCTAACCTGACAGTCATGGCGTCTATCAACAGGACTGTTGCTTATCACAGGGCACTCCAGCCAGCTCTATCTGTCATTGTATCTGTTATCAAAACCATAGCTTATCAAAGGGCATTGCAACCTGCTTTATCCGTTGCTGTATCTATAGTCAGAAAACTGGCTTATACCAGGGCGATTACAACAGGCTTGACCATATCGGCAACAGTTCTGAGGACATTTAATAGAACCATAATCACAACCGCTAATCTGACCGTCTCTGTGGTTATCCAATATTGCGTAGTCCTGAAGAAGTTGCTGAGAGTTCCCATATCAAGAATGGCAGCAACTCGGCTACCACTGGGACGATTGAATTTCTGGCGTAGAAGGAGAAATTGCGAATGAGTACATATACCTATGTCCTTAGTACCAATGTCGGCAAGGTAAGACTCGCTACAGGCGATAATGATATAAGCCCAACCAGCGATGCCGTGTTCTCTGACGAGGAGATTGAGGTATTCCTGGCAAACCACTCAGACAATATCAACCTGGCATCTGCCGAGCTGCTGGAGGCGTGGGCTGCCAAGTATGCCGCCAGTGCCGACAGCGAGAAGATAGGCGACTACTCCTACAGCCAGAAGATAGTTGACAAGATGCTCGCTATGGCAAAGAGGCTGAGGGACAAGGATAATGCTTTACCTGCAATGACCTGGAGCGAGCTAGACCTGACTGGAGAAGAAGAGTGAGCTTCACTAACCTGTTGATAAATACCTGCACTGTCCGGCGTAATACACCCGGGGCACAGGACAACTATGGCAATCCTGCTGAGAGCTGGGGTGACTATCTTTCAGATCAGGCATGCCGGCTTATGGCCGGCTCCGGCAGAGAGGTCAAGGTAGGAGCTGAGGTTGTGATTGCCGAGTATAAACTATTTATCGCAGATGTGGACATTACAGAACAGGACAGGGTAGTTATAGACAGTATAACCTATGAAGTTTTATTGGTAGCCGACAAACAGAACGGCACAAGCAATCACCACAAGGAATGTCTGATGAGGACTGTAAGGTAACTATTAGATGAAGCTCGATGTTGAAGTAAAGCTAAACCTCCGAGACAAAGAGGTACAGAAAGAGGTCAGAGATGCTACCAGGAAGGCTCTGAAGGATGTTACTACTGATATTGCCCAGGATGTCATACACGGAAGCCCTCATGTAACAGGTAACAATATGAGAATGATAGCCTATGAAATAGAGGGTGGCGGAGTGATAACAGTAGAAGGTGATACATCTGGTATAGGCACAAAGGAACTAGAATCTGCCGTTTGTTCCACCTCGGGTTACGGCGGCTACCTTGAGACTGGGACTTCCAAGATGCCAGCTCGCCCTTACTTCAAGCCAGCACTGGATAAGAACATGAAGAATCTACCCAGAGAGATAAAGGCTAATCTGACATGACCTTAGTAGACACAAATCATTTAATCAGAAAATATCTAACAACGTCCTCAACTTTGACTGACCCTCTAATAGCACTGGTGGGTTCTCAGATCTATTGTCCGCGACTTCCAGAGGATGTGGATTTGAGTGTTAAGCCGGCTATCAGCTTCTTTACTCGTGGTGGTACTGCCGACCCTGAAGTACCAAACATATTCTCACCAAGTGTCCAGTTTAACTGCTGGTCAGATGATAAGGAGGAAGCCCGACAGGTTTATCGTGCTCTATATGATGCCCTGCAGGGACTGGGGAATGTCGGTATTACCATAGATGGAACGACATATTATATCACCAAAGCAAGGGAGGAGGTTCAAGGTCAAGACCTCGTGGATATTGATATACCAGGCTACTTCAGTGTACTGGCTTTCTATTCAATAACAGTGAGGGATAACCTTTAATTCAGGTATCAAACGTGTTAGCACGTTTGTTTCAATAGACTATTTTTATAGGAGGTAATAAAAATGGCAGTAACAGAAGCAAAAATAGGTTATGGGACTACTTTTAAGTGGGGAGCGAACTTTGTTGCGGAAATAACAAGAGTGGGACCCGTGAACCTCACAGCTTCAAAGCAGAATGCCACGTCACTCGGTTCTGACAATAGTTATCTTGATATACTTCCAGGACTAATCGACCCGGGCGATATTGAGATTGAGGGATGGTTCAGACCGGACGATACAGCTCAGGCTGCTTTGGTAGCTGACATGAATTCGAGGACATCCCGGACATGGATTATCGCCTTCCCTACAGCCTTGAGTGGTACCACCTGGACGGCAGACGGATATGTTACTGGCTTCTCTGCCGGCGATGCGACACCAGAGGGTATAATCCCGTTCAGTGCCACAATTAGCGTAATCGGCAAACCGACTCTCGGTGTTACGGCTGGCGATGACCTGACTGGTCTGGTCTTTACAGGAGACCAAACTGGTATCATAGCTACAGTTCCAGCCTTTGCCGGTGCGACCTATGCCTACACCTGGGATGGTTCTGCTGAGAATACCTTTACTGTCACACCTACCTGTGCGGCAGCAGATTCAATCACAGTCAATGGTAACACGGTAGTCTCCGGTGCGGCATCAAGTCCAATCGATACCTTGCCGGATGCGTTAGTTACCGTTACGGTGATTACCAAAACGGCAGGTAAGAGCAACAAAATCTATACTATCACTGTATTCGATGGCCTATAAGTCGAATAGAGATGGGAGGGGGATTAACGTCCCCCTCCCTTAGAAAAGGAGTGAGAAAATGCCTAAAATAGACAAACTGGTTACAGTTAAACTGGATAAGGAACGTCACCTCCGATTGTCTCTGAAGGGGATGGTGGAGTTCGAGAAGATTACCGGTAAGAATCTCCTGAAGGGAATCAATCTTGATGAGATGACACTGGGGGATATGGCTCTATTGATGTGGGCATGCCTGATACACGAGGACAAAGAACTGCAATTTGATGATGTTCTGGATATGGTAGACATCGGCAATATGAACGAAGTCTCTGATGGCATTGTTGCCTGCATCACACAGTCGCTTCCAGACATCGAAGAGGGCAAATCCCGCCCTTTAGCGAAGAAGTCCCGAGCTGGCTAGAACTGTGGTCTATAGGACGCTATGACCTCAACCTGGCAGAA